CTTGCCAATCGCCGCGAATTATCTTCCCGCCTGCCCTTTCGATGGTTTCGCCGATGCGGTTGAAAAGCTTGAGTTTGAACGCCTTCAGTTCGCTCGGGACGAAGAAGGCGACTTTCGCAGGATCAACTGCCATGCTAGATGTAACGATGCGCAGCGGTGGCGGAAAACGCACCTAACTGACAGACGCGAAAGTCGGCTTTGGCCGGCAAGCCGGGCGGAATGGTGATATCCGAAGGACCGGCGTAGTGCAGGTTTGAGTCCTGCCCGCTGCGCGTCCTCAAATCCAATGCTCCATCACCCAGGCTTCCTTCACTTCTGGTGGTTTCGGCACACCGTGGAAGTACACAATGCGGGCCTCGCCCAAGCCCTTGCCGCGAACGTGCGCCTTATAGCTGACGACATGTCCGGGCGAGATTGCATCTATCGTCTCATGCGGCTGGCGGCGCAGCCATTCCATGTCGTTTTCACCGCGCCATTCATCGAAAATTGCCCGCTTACCAGCCGGGCAGAGAACAACCCCGTTGCAGGCTTCCTTGCCGTATGGGTTCGGCAGCGCGATCTTGTCCGCCGTCATGCACCAGTCGGCGAGATGGTCGATGCTTCCTGTGACGATGGTATCGAGGCCGACGATGATCGAAGGCTCGTTCAATTCGAAAGGCCGAATGCAGTCACCATAGCCATTCGATCCCATGCGCGGATCGACATGCTCGAAGATCGGCTCTCGAAAATCCCTTGCCCAGTCGGTGTAGCAGACAAATCGGAATGGCCGCGTCAAATTGCGAGCGAAGCCGCGATAGAGCTTTTCGACCCAGGTTTCGTCATAGCCGCGCGAGAAGTCTCTGGAATGCTCGTTGGCATCCCAGAGCATTGTTGCTATAGTGATCAGATGAGCACTCCTAGCGACACTTGGGCTAAGTCCCTAGACGACGACTTCGTTTCAGACAGCGCGCGAATATCGACTCACACTTTTTTGATGATGCTGCGACCGGTTTCAGCTTGGAGCAGAATTATCAGCGACGAAGCGGTGTCGGCTGCGCAGAAGGCTTTCGAAGCCGCGTCAACCGAAACTGCCTTGCGCGAAGCGATTGCGGCGGCACTGCCCGAGATTTTGAAGACCGAGTATCGCGCAGCCATCAAGTAGCATACCTCATCCGCCGCTGATGCCAGTCGTCAGGCTTCCGCGCCTTGTAGTCATTCCTCCGATACACATAGCCTGGAGGAACATCGCTCTTGACCACGGCACCAGCCGCGATCACCGCATTCTTGCCGATCCGAACACCCGGCAGGATCACCGCACCAGCTCCGATCGATGCGCCATTCTCGATGATCACCGTGGGCCGCTTCGGCGTCTCGTAGCCCTCTTTATCCGCCGAAGGCCACATGTCGTTGCAGATTGTGGCGTTCGGCCCGATGAAGACGCCGTTTCCGATCACCGTGCTGGGGTTCACCGAAGCTCCATGGCTGATGATGCTGTTGTCCCCAACTGTCGCGCCATCGACAATCGAGCAGCTCGCTATGTTGCAGTCCTTGCCGATCTTCGAGCCGCGAATGACGCTGGCGAACTGCCAGACCTTCGTGCCTACTCCGATCTTTGCGTCGTCATCCACTTGCGCAAATGGATGGATTGAAACCGAACTCACCGCCAGTTCGCCTTTACCCAGTCAAGGTGAGTGAAATGCGACGGATCGCGATGGCCCGGGAATGCCACGACCTTTGCGTTCTTTGGCAGCGTCTCGCCCTTGGGCCAGCCGCGTTTCATGAAACCGTAAACGCCATCTTCTGGGCCGAACGAACCGGCGTCAGGGATGATATCTGCCAGCCACGCTTGGTCGTCGGGGAATTCATAGAACGGCACCTTTGCCGCCAGTTCCGGCGAAAACTCATGCCAGACATCGGGCCGATATCCTGCCTCAAGCATCCACAGTGATCCGTTGAACGGGCAAGGATTGGCCGAATTGACACCCTGTAGGATGGTGAACGGCTCTTCCCGGTCGAATAGATTGTCCAATGGACCCGTCACGATCAGATCCAAATCCATGCAGACGATCTTGTCGCCGGCTTCGATGCCGTTCGCCGCCTGCCATTTTGGGTCGAAGGTTCTCAGCCGTGCAAAGCAACCGGGAATTTCAGTCAGATACGCGTCTTCCTCTTGCGGGAAAAACACCGCGAACCGATGCGGCTGCTTCAGGTTGCGCTTTACCGCAGACGCCAGTTTCGCGACATATTCAGGACCGTATTTCGTACCCCAAACCCACGTCGATATTATGAGCGCCACAGGACGCCGATCCCGTTATTCTTGCCGGTCGGGCAAAGCCGAAATTCCTGATGGCGATAGCCGGTCTTGATCTCGTCCCAGAACTCAGGAACATCGATCCGCGTCCCAACCCATTCTGGCGCCCTGTGCCAATTGATATCGTGGAAGGCGATAATCCGACCCATCGGGCCGTAATTCGCCCAATCCTTCCTGACGAAAGGAAGGGTATGGTTGGCGTCGATGAAGATGGCATCGAACGGCCCGAGCGCCCTCACCTTCTCGATGATGTCGGGCGCCGTGCTATCACCCCAGATGATCCTTGCATCATGACCCTGAAGCTGAAGCTTGGCGATCACCGCCTTCAGTTCAGCCTGGCTCTGGTTCCATGCTCTTGTGCCGTTGGGCAAATCGACAGAAACAATCCGCGAGCCGGTAGGCAGACGTGAGGCCACCCGCATTAGCGAGCCGCCGAACTTCGAGCCGATTTCCAGATAGGAGGTGACGCCCTCCTGAACGAGAATATCCGCGAAGCCGTCGATTTCGGCCTCTACCTGGGCCATTGTCATTGGCGCCCCCAGATTGCGGCAACGCCCAGCTCGGATGAGATGTAGGATGTGTGGATACGAACAAGGCCGGTAGGCAGAAGATCGCGGTCGAGGCTGGCGATTTCCTCGTCATTCTCCTTCGGCTTGTCGGACGTGCCGCGCCAGGCAAAATATTCCTTCGTCCAGCGGCCGAAATGCTGCATTAGAGCAGTCAGTTCCGAACTCGGCATAATGCGCTTTAGCTTGTGATAGGTCGCAAGGCAAAGCGTGATATCGTAGCGGCCGAGACCAAAGACGTTGAGCGCCTTGGGGCCTTTCGTAAGGTCCACGACCTCGAAGCGGCTTTCCGTCGAGCGGAGATCAGCGAACACCTCACGTGCCGTCCTTATTCCTTCCTCGTAAATGTCGCAGCCATGAACGATGGAGGCTCCGTTATTGGCAAATTCGAACCCGACCAAACCGCGATTGCAGCCGATGTCGAAAACCGATTTGTCCTTGGCCCTCATCACCAGATCGACCATGCCATCCATGCGGATGTCGTGGTAGCCGGCGACGCGGCGCTGAAGCGTATAGGAAGCGCCTGCCGGTTTGACCTTATCCATTCAGAGCCTTTCCAATGCCTCTTCAACGACTTCCTCGACGGTGATGCGCTGCATTGCCTGACGGCAGTGCTCGCAGGGCTTCAGAGACCCACAAGCCTCTGCGCCGCCCGTCAGATTCGCATGTGTCGGATAGCCCGTGACCTTCGGAGGAATGAATCCGCCAAACAGAACAACAGCCGGGATATTCACCGCCGCCGCTGCGTGGTGAAGCCCGCCTTCCGAACCGATATACATTGCGGCATTCGAGAGGATGGAAACCGCATCCCTGAACGAACTGGACGCCAGCCCGACGACATTCGGGAGCAGCGGTGAGCCCTTTTCCGAAATGAACTGACAGACCTTGTAGCCGCGCTCCTGAAGCTTCTCGGCTACGGCCTTGAAGTTATGCCTACCCCAATCCTTATTCGCCGCCACTGACTTCCACCGCGCGCTCTGCGGCTCGATGAGGATGAAGCCAGACCCGTATCGCCTGCCGGCCTTCTTCTCGATGTCATCCAGAAAGACCTCGCCCGGCGTCGGGCTGAAGTCCATGTTCCAGATCCACCGATCGCCATCCTGCCGGTTGTAGATACGATGACCTTTGAAAAAGGGAATCCAGAGCACGTTGGAATCCCGCTCCTGTCCAGGGGCAGCTACGTTTGGATTCCACTTAAAGATATCGAAGCTGTGATGGTCCCAAATAATTTTGCGACCGTCACCAAACGCTATCTTTTCGCCCCTAGCGTGGGCCCCCTTTGCGAGCCCTGAGCCCATCAACTGGTCCCCGTAGCCCGTTTCCGCCTCCTATTCATCTTGTCCCATTCGCGCTGGTAGGTGTTAACTGCTTCGCGACCGATCTTCTCGCGATACCTATCCTGCAACAAAACCCGACATTTTCGGCATGATCGATGGCCTGTGCCGGGCTGGACGTAGGTATTCTCGTCGGTCATCTGATGGCCGCGAACACAGTGCGATTTGTGAGCGTTGACGCTCCGCTTGACGTTCTCGACTGCCGTTACGACGTCAAGATGATCCGGGTTTACGCAGCGCCGATTTTTGCAGAGGTGATCGACCACCAGTCCTTCGGGTATCGGTCCTCGAAATTCCTCGTAGGAGAACCGATGCGGCTTGACCTTCTTTGTGCCGATAGAAAATTGGCCGTAACCGTCCTTGTCGGTTGACTTTGACCATTCCCAGCATCCGCCATCAACTTTAGCGAAACTGGCCCTAAAACGTTCGATTGGTGATTTCTGCATTTTGGGGATGACAAACCGTGGTTTCATCCCCATAATGTAGATATGACAGCCGAAGAATTCAACTCTTGGCTCAAGGCTATGAAGATCAGCGGCGCGGAAGCCGCCAGACTTCTCGGCGTCAACGTCAACACCATCACCCGATACAAGAAATCAGGAGCGCCTAAGTCCGTTGGGCTTGCCTGTGCTGCGCTCTATCACCGCCTAGGAGAGTGGAAATGATCGACAGCCCCCGTATTCCAGAAACCAGCTTCAGCCTTTCCGGTTGGGAATTTGGCATGGGACCCGTTGACGACGTGGTTCGACATGCCGTCGAGGAAACACTAAACAGCGCTATTGATGATCCAAGCGGTGGTTTCTCCACGAGCGATGTGTATCTGCCAATCATGTGGCACAGGAACAGTGACGGTCTCCAAGGCGGCCCAATTCCGCTGGAAGAGGCCGATACGGTTTATTTTCTGCTTCCAGCTTTCGGCAGCACGACGAAAGAAGATGGCCCGGGATGGAAATTTTCAATCTCATCTTTGGTTGACGATGTGATCGAGCTTCACGACGGAAACTTCGAAGATCAGGTGACCCAGAGCATCCTTAAGGCGCTTCAAGCCAAGCTTTTGGGGTGCGTTGAAAAACTAAATGAAGCCATCGAAAAGGGTGGTGGCTAAAGCCTTTCCAGAGCCTCTTCAGCGCGCCCACCGCTCTAGCTCTGCCCTCCACTCGTCGGCGTATTCGCAATCTTCGTAGCCGTGCATGGTGGGAATGCCGTCCGTGAAGTGGACAATGGCCGGATCGATCTCAGGATCGGAGTGGCCGACAAGCCAATTCCATCTCGGGTGCAATTCTCCGATCAGATCGTCCTCGAGCCAGCAGAAGCGATGAAGGTCGCGGCCCGGAACGGAATTAACCAGTTCGGTGGTCAGGGCCTTGTTCGCGGGATGGTCGCAGTTGAAGAGGACGACGGAACTCCAATTCTTCCGCGCATAAACGGTCTGCCTTTGACCGTCCATCTTGATGCCTTCGGCCGGCTGGTGGTTGTGCTTTACCACCATGACGGCCTTAGTCTGGTCCGCATGCTGGAACAGCTTCATCAGGTCCGTTCTGACCAGCATGTCGCAGTCCATGAACAGAGCCCAGCCGGATTGCGCCAAGCGCGGCACTAGGAAGCGCGAGTTGGCGAATTCCGTGCTCATGGGGGCTTCGGATATATCGTCCCACAGACGCCCGTCCCTGCGGCTCGTAGGCCGATTGTAGAGGCCACCGGTTCGGAGGTTGGTCAGCACCACGCCACGAACGGGAATAGGTGTGATGAGATGCCGGTTGATCGAATGCCTCGCCACCGCAAAGGCATCCGCCTCACGCGGATCGAAGCCGATCCAGATCGATTGTTTCAAAGAGCGTCCTCTATGGACATTTTAGGGAAGCACTGGATGGCCGAAGTCATCGAGCAGTTGATGACCTCGATGCCCATGCTTTCGAGAAGCGAAGCGGCGCCGTGAAAGGCATCGATCCAGCGCTTGAAATTGCTGTCGTTCGGATTATTGGCGCCCTGCCATTTGTTCGGGCCGTACCAGTGAACCCCACCGCTCAACGACATGTCGAAGCCGATGAGTAGGATTCTCTTGGCGCCGAACTGCACCGCGAGATTGAGCGCCTGGAAACCGCTGTTGCCGCCGGAGCCGACCAGACCGACATGCTGGAAGAGTATTTCGTCTTTGCGCCTATCGATCGATATGCGGCGAATGTCCTTGTAGCCGGCAAGATCGTTACCACCGAAGCAGGCCTTGAACCCTCGAAATTCTGGCAGCCCATTTCGATGCTTCCACCATGGGCCATCGCAGCCATAGACCATATCGGCCCATGGGCAGAGATCGATGTTTTCCTTGATCGCTAGGACGCGGACTCTTCCTCGGAGACAGGCGAGGTTGGTTCCTCGGACGGAAGATCCTGAAGCGATGATGGCAACGGTATCTCCTCGCCAGTCTGGCCATCCGTCGCGACCATATCGCGGCGCAGATATTTCGGCGGCCGGCCGCGCCTCTTGGGCTCCCCCGGCGCCTCCTCTGCCTTCATCGCAGGCAAATCGATCATCGCCGGCTTAGCCGGGGCGAGCTTAGCCTTGTTCGCCCTAACCAGCCGATCGACCTCACGGTCAATGCGGACATCGAATTCCTGGCCTGGTCTATATTCCCTACGGCCATAGTAGACAGTCTTCATTGCGATCATCGCGACCATGCAAAAAACCTCAAGAAAGAGGCCGCCGAGTCGAAACCCAGCGGCCTTTCGTTATCAGTTGCCGTAGTTGCCGCCCGTGATGTACACGGCAGCGCCGGAACGGGCCTTCGTCCAGGTGATGAAGCGCTCGCAGAGGATCGCCACCTGGTTGGTCTGGAACATCGAGACCAGAACCGTGGAGGCCGTCTGGGGCGAGTCCGGCGCGTCGTCGGTCTGGATGGACGCCTCGGTCGAGACGTTGACTTCCACGCCGCCATCGTCGGCCATCAGGATGCTGTTCGCAGCCAGAGCGACGATGATACGGCCATCGGCCGGCGAGCCGCCGTTGGCAGCGACGTTTTCCGACGTGACGACCGGAACACCCTCGATGAAGCCGCCGTCCTTGTTCAGGTCGGGGAACTCGCGACCGCCGAAGTCATTGCGCATCAGAGCAAGGCGAAGGGCCTGGGTCTGGCTCATGACGATCACGAGATCATCGAGCGTGTAGTTGGACATCGTGTACTGCGCCAACAGATCAGCGAAGTCGGCGCGGAACGCATCAGCGCTCGTGCCGCTTGCGGTGATCGACGTGGCGCCGTTGGTGATCGAGGCCGGGGACACACCGGTAACGGCCGCCTTCGACGGATCGAGGAAGTCGTTGTCGGTCAGCTTGATGATCGCCTTGGTGAGCGAGTTGATCATCATCTGTTCGGCGCTCGGCTGCGAGAAGCGGAGCAGTTCCTTCGTCAGGAAGGTCAGGCCCGCAACCTTGTTGAAGTCGAGCGTCACGGTGTCAAGCGCACCCTTCGAGACCGGCTTGGGCGAACCCTGGCCGACCCAGTAAGCGGTCGTCTCGCCGGTCTCGCGCGGCACCTTCACATTGAAGGGAACCTGGCGAATGCCGGGGATGCGGCCAATGATGGTGCGCGGGCGCAGCAGATCGATGAACTCGTTCTGGAGGTTCTGGTAGGTCACCAGAGCGCCGGCCCATGCGGAGTCGGTCGTGCTGCCGGCAGTAACAGCCGCCTTAGCCAGGATATCCGGCGGGGTACGCAGGATAGCCGCCATGTCGTCGCCCCAACCGCGCGAAAGCGCGATGTCGGCCGCCGGCATGTTGAATTCCTTGGCCATGAAGCGGGCCGAGAGCAGGCGGACAAAGCCGGAGCCCTTCGGAGCTACGGGTCCAAGAACCTTGACCACGGGGCCGGTGCGGCGAGCTTCGGACGCTTCGTTGCCGTTGGCGCCCTTGACTTCCTTGGCGGTCTCGCGGTTGACCTTCTCCATCACGCGGAGGCGGTCCAGGTGCTTGTCGATGGCTTCGTTGTCGGCGTTGAGGCCGTCGAACTCTTCCTGCTGAGCGGCATCGAGGGTCGCGCCCTCATCGGCCGATTTGTCCATGATCGACTTCATGGAAGCGACGTTGGCGGCGCGCTTTGCTTCGTACGCGCCGATCTGTTCGGCAATGGTTGCCATTTGGGGACTTCCTTCTAAGGGATGGGCGCGTCGTCACGACGGGCCAGACGCCTTGTCCAAGGGCGGGTTTGAATTGGACCTAGCCGGGTCGAACCTTGCGGATGACGAACGGCTTGCCCTGTCGCGGGCTGGGGTCATTCAGCTTGACGACGCGAACGGATTTGCCTGTCGCGGCGGTTGCGTCGTTCTGAATCTCGGGGCGATCTTCCACGATGCCGGCTTCGGCGCGGGCTTCGGTATCGATCGATTTTATGGTGGTGATGACGGCCTCGGCGTTGGCTGGGATCGTGACCAGCGAAAGCTCCATCACTTCGGATTTCTCGAAGCGGATGCCGCCCGTGCCTTCGATGAAGGCATATTCCAGAGCACGAAAGCCGATGGAGACGGCGCGGACCAGGCCGGCCTTGACAGACTGCCAGGCTTCATCAATGCGATCCTTCAGCGTTCCGGGCTCATCGATATGCGCAAGCGAAGCCTCGAATGGGATGCCGTTCTTCGTAGGCTTGCCGAAGTTCACTATTCCCACCGGCTTGTCGGCCTGGTGTTGCCACAACAGCGGCATCGGGTTCTTGAACTCGACGCCCATCGGCTCAACTATGTCGCCCATGCGGTCTGGAGTCGGCGTCGTCGCCATGCCGCGAATGACGCGCTGGTCCTCATCGACGGCTTTCACCGTCAATACGGAATAGGCTCTATTCATGTTGCTGGTCCTTAGCCGATGACGAGCATCTGATATTCTGGCGCCCTGACCTGTTCGGCCGGTGCAACGCCGATTGCCATTGTCAGCGCCACCATGCCGTCGATGCGACCTGATGACTTGTCCTTGGCGAGTTTCCTGTTTCCTGCCGGGTCCGACTGAACAACGGCATTTGCCGCGCACATGGTCAGGACCGGATGATTGCCGTGGGCTATGCGCCCGTTGAGAATTTCGCTCTCAAGCTCTCGAAGCGCCGGGGAAATCGACTGATACCCCTGCCCGAATTCCTCAAAGCGCTCTTCGATCTGCTTTTCAGTAAAGCCCGCTTCGAGAAGCCAGGGTTTCAGGTGCTTGAACCCCCAGCGGTCGAAGGCGATCTTGCGAATATCCAGTTGATCGAAAAGCCGCTTCAACTCCTCAGCGACGAAGCGATAATCGACCGATTTTCCGGGTGCGGCCTTGAGATACCCGTCCTTTTCCCAGACATCGTAGGGAACCCGGTCTTTCCTCGATTTTTCGGCCAGCCCGTCCTTCGGAAGCCAGAATGTTGGCTTGACGTTCCAGATGCCGTCGATTTTTCCGATCAGGACGAGCGCCGTCAGGTCGTTGACGCTCGAAAGATCGAGTCCGCCATAAACCGGCACGCCCTTGAGCGATCTGGGCGCGTCACCACAAGATAGCCACAAGGATCGAGAGACAAACGGACTTGATGCTTCAACCCGTTGATTTAGAACGAGATTCCTGTATTCTGCCTCACGGCTTGGCATGCGGCGGGCATCTTCCGCCATTGCCAGCACTTCTTTTGCATTGAGGAAGTCACCGAAAGCGGGATTTGCCTTCCTGATGGACGCCTCGGAGAATGGATCCTCCTCCGGCGGCGCCGTATGCAGGGAAACAACCGTCCTCGGATCATGCCCAGCAAGCGCATCATCGATCAGGACCGACAGCAAATCCGCATCCGTCGGCGCCTGGGTCGAGATAATCACCGACAACGGGCTCTCCTGAGCGCCTGTTGCCGTTTCCAATGCCTCATAAAGTTCAGAGCGAGGGCCTTTGACCTGGCCCAACTCGTCATGAATGGTCAGAACTGGCGAAAGTCCGTATGCCGTGGACGCTTCAGCCGACAAAGCCCGGTAAAGCGTACCCAATTCTGGGCAAAATAGCTGTTTTGCCGTGTCCCTGACCGTTGTAACCGCATTCAACTCAGGCGACATGCGGACCATCTTCGCCGCCAGGTTGAAAAGGATCGCAGCCTGATCTCTCGATTGCGCCGCGCTATAAAGCTGCGAGTTCGGCTTTGCTTCAGGTCCGCACAGATGCAAAAGAAGAATGAAGGCCGCGAGCGTCGTCTTGGCGTTTTTCCGTCCGAAGGAGAGAATTGCCCTCCTGGTGCCGGCCGGATTATCATATATCTTGACTAGCTCATCCCGCTGCCATCCTCGTAGCAACACGGGCTTACCGACATCGCGGCCCTCGGGAATCCTACAGTAACCCTCTATCCACCTGATGTTGCGCTCGGCGCGGGTCTCAGCCCTCCCAGGGCTTCTTGACGGCGCTCGGCTTCTTCTTGGACTTGTCATATGTGGTTTGCTGCGTGATCCTCATCCGCGTGGCCAATGAAGAGAGCGCGCGCCCTTCCCGCTCCTGCATCTTGTAGAGCTGGTCCAGAACTGGAATCTCGATTTCCTTCTTGCCTTCCTCGGCCGCGATCAGTTGCGCCACGCGCCTGGCCGACACGACATGCCGACAGTACTGGGCAAGCATCCCATGCGTCTCACGCGGAAACCAATCCGCCGGCATCCGATTGACGACGGCCCACCATTCATCTGCCTGTTCGTCCGTCAGATCATACGGCGCATCCGGCCGCTCTAGCGTCTCGACAGGCGCAGCAACGGCCAAGGATGCAACGGACTTCCTGCCGCGCATTCCCATATAAAGATTTCCTTATGTCCTAAATCTTTTTTCGGGGCAGATATGGCAAAAAAACTGCCCGAGCGGTCTGGGGCCGTTTTGAATTTTGGACGTGTCTACCCCCCCCCTATCGGTTGGATGGGTGCCGGTCGTCCGTGGGCCAGCCGTCGATTCCTATCTCTCGGCTAAAACCTGTCTTTTCTTCCGATTGGATCGGCCCGTCATGGCATGGAGCGCATGAGGATTCGAATGGACCGGAAAAGAAGTCTGTCTTCTTCCGTTCCTTATCGAGGTGATGGCAGACAGTGGCTATAGTAACCTTGCCCTGCCTATAGCACCTGGCACATACGGGATGCTTGGCTAACTGCGCTGCCCTGATTTTCTGCCAGCGCGCCGTCTTGTAGAGCTTGCGGTATGCCTCGGCTTCTGGGCTTCGACGATCAGTCCTCAAGCGGCAGCCAGCGCGTCCTTGATCTTCTGGATAGTGCCGGCGGATTTGGCGGCGGCAGCCACCAGAGCATCGACATCAGCCTGTGTGGCCACCTTGCCATTGAGCATGATGGGTGTGCTGGTTGGAACGGGTGTGGGTGCGGGCACGGGTGCAGGCTGCGCAGTATTGTGCGCAAGATAAGCAGCCCTGAGGCTTGCGGCCGATGTGCTGCCGAGCGCCACGTCGCCGTTCTGCTCACCCCATGCATAGGTGTATTCGAATACGGGATTGGGAACGAGCGATGCCCAACGGGCAAACATCTGGTTCATCTGGTCTGGCGTTGGGAGCAGGAACTTGCCGCCACCATCATTGGTCCAATTGCCGCCACCGAACGCCTGGAACACAGGCACGATCTTCTCGACGGGAATGCCGGCATCCACTGCAGCCTTGACCCGGCGATCGATCATCGAGACATCGAAGGCGACTTCCGTCCTGCATGGATAGGCGGAGATGCCGAAGAGGTCGATGCCCGTATTGCCAGGATTGAACGTGTTCATGAAGTTCGGCGCGCGGGACGATCCCATGTCGTTCATGGTGATGAACGTCTTGGCGCCGGGGATGGTCGAGTGGATATAATCCGATTCCGCCTTGAGCGTTGCCGCGGTGATCTGCCGTGGATCTGGTTCATCGCACAAGAAGAAGCCGAAGAGCTTTGCATTACCCTTGAACGGATCGACCTTGGCCTTGAAGGTGGAAGTGGCGCCGCTCTTCTCGCCGAGATAGACTAGGCCGAGCATACCAACCGGAAGCGCATTGAGGCCGGAGACATAGCCGACATCGGCCATGTTGAAGCCACATGCAGCTATGGCGGCCGGCGCTCCGCCGGATGTGTATCGAAGGATCATTGGATCACCTGCAATACGGATCGACCAGCCAGCGGTTGAACTGGCATGGCTGTTGGTATGTTTCACATGAAGCAAGGAGGAGAAGTGCGGCGAGGAGAGTCAGCTTGGCCAAGTCTGCGGCCCAATCACTTCAATCCAAAAACCTGAAGCGACGAGGCCAGCCGAATGGCACGGCAGGAACATACTCGCCTTTCCCATCCCATGTGTCGATCTCGGGGATCATTGAATCGCTACCGGCGGTGTCGCCTTCAAGGCGGCCAACAACGATAGAGCCATCCTCTCGTTCGACTTCGATCTGCCGCGACACGTCATCCCAATCTGGGATTTCGTCGTCAGGCGACATCCATATGTTTGCAGGGAGCGGCATTCACAGACCGGAAGCCTTCGCCGCCACGAGCACAAGAACAATCCCGGCGCCAATGGCAATGCCGGAAGCGAACTTGCTCAGGAAGGAATTGACGATGAAGCCGATCTGGCTGGGCTTCGAGCCTTCGCGCATGATCTCCGCGAGTGAGTCGAAAGAGTTGCTCATACCCATAATGTAGTGACGGTATTCGATCATGTGAATCCCGCGATGACAGTATTTTTACTGAATCGGCTTTGCGTCTGTCACCAAGTCGATGCCGGCGATCTCATAGGCAGCTTTGACGCTCGGGTCATTACTCAGGAGTGCATATGCTTGGTGGACGCCAGCGATCAGACCCAGCATGTGGTCTATGCCATGCTCTGAGGCGAACCTGGCGCAGTGTTCGACAAGCGCTACGCCGTCTTGCTGCTCTATCTGGCGGGGTTCTGGCATGTCAGCTTTCGTAACACGCGCTATGGATGTAGAAGTTGTGGTGCGAATTATTCCGGTGCTCTTCGATGTTGTAGAAGCGCTGGAACTTCCGTAAATCGTC